CCAGACAGTGAGTATCATGCATTTCTTGAGTACAAAGAGATGGTCAACAAGATTGAGTTCATGCAGGAGTCAGACAACAACGCCATGAAGGGACTAGGACTTGCACTTGCAAAGTCTGTGTTCAACGAGGGTGTTGCACTGTTCGCATCATTTGTTATGCTTCTTAACTTTCAACGGTTCGGTAAGATGAAGGGTATGGGTAAGGTTGTCGAGTGGTCAATCCGTGATGAGTCTATGCATGTCGAAGGAAACGCAAAAGTGTTTCGTCAGTTCTGTGTTGAACACCCTAAAGTGGTTGACGATGATTTCAAGGGAGACATTTATACAATGGCTCGACTTGCAGTTAAGTTGAAAGACAAGTTCGTTGACCTTGCTTATAAGATGGGTGAGATTGAAGGTCTAGATGCGTCTGAAGTAAAATCATATATAAGGTATATAACAGACAGACGTTTGTTACAGTTGGGTTTGAAAACCAATTTCAAGGTGAAGGAAAATCCTCTGCCTTGGTTAGAATGGGTACTGAACGGTGCAGACCACACTAACTTCTTTGAGAACCGTGTCACAGAGTATGAGGTGGCAGGATTATCAGGTAACTGGGATGACGCATATGAGGCAGTGGCTTGAAACTTATAGTATGTGAAGAATGTGATGCAGAGTTTCGTATAAAACACGCTATGGATGATCATTATTATTTTATAAAGTTTTGTGTATTCTGTGGAGATGAACTCGCAGAAGAACTTGAAGATGAAGTAGAAGAGTACGGTGATGAGTAATTTTTATATTAATGGAACAAGGAGAGGTCTTGGTCAAGCACTTAGTATCTACTATGACACAGTAGATACTCTAGAAGATTGTGACGTATTCATCAATTGCAAACATGATGGGTTTCAACAAGTTGATCTATTGTATAAGGCTGCTGAACTCAACAAACGTATAATCAACATAGGGTCAAACTCACCTGATCAACGTGGAAATAGGATTAGAACTTATCCAACTGAAAAGGCGGCACTAGACTATGCTAATGATCAATTGTTTTATCTAGGAATAGATACAACGATTGTAAGGTTTGGTCGTTTTGATACTGATAGGGTTGCTCATATCGACGCACCAAAAATGACTGTATCATATTGTGTGGGTGTGATTGATTGGATTCTTAATCAACCATATAGAGTAAAAGACATTACGGTTACACCATGAACATGTGGAAATATTGGTGTAAGGCAATTGGGTCTAAAGCATTTGATGAAGATAAAAAAGCAGACAGGGTTGCAATAATCAGGACTGTCTGGGTTCTCCTACATATAGTAACGTGTTTTGCTATTATGGCAAACACTTGGAGACAGTGGTGAAAACGAGTAGTGCAAAGGCAAAAGGTCGCAGATTCCAACAGTGGGTTCGTGATCAGCTGATTGAACAACTTGACGTACATCCAGAAGATGTAGAGTCTCGCAGTATGGGTGCAGGGGGTGAAGACCTTATCATGGCTCGTGCTGCAAGAGAGAAGTTTCCATATTCTATTGAGTGTAAGAACCAAGAAGCACTCAATGTGTGGAAATCATACGAACAAGCAGAGTCAAACTCTGGTGATTATGAACCTGTGGTGTTCATTAAACGCAACAACCAAAAACCTCTTGTGGTGGTTGATGCTGAATATTTCGTTAAATTACACGAAAAATTGACCTAAACGAATCAAATAACCTAAATATCCATAGGAGAATACCGTATGGAAATCTTTGGTGTTATTGCNNGCTGTACTAGGCGGTGGTGTTTTTATCATTATTCTCCTAAAATATATTCTCGCCTCTGTTGTGGATTCTGCTGCAACATTGAATAGTTTGATTTCGGCATTAGATAACCGTGTCAAAACCCTTAATAATGAAATTGTGAGATTAGATTCTTTGGTATGCCATGTATTGGGTGTGAAGCCAGATGTCAGAAGGATGTCTGCGGCCGATGGCAAGGAGGACGCCAGAAAGGACTAATTGGTGTGGAGGAAATTATTAAAGCAGTTCAAGACGAAGGTATAACTGTAGTTATGGCTGTTGGTATGGGTTATTTTATATTTTTTATATGGAAGTATGTGACTCAACAAATTTTACCCGCACTCGACAAAGCTACAATGACAACTATAGCTCTCATTGACAGAATAAGGATGCTTGATAATGACATGATAAGAATGGACCAGAAAATCAATACGATTCTGGAACTTCGTGACATAGAAAAGGAGAAGAAGGATGAGTAGGAACTTTTTCAGTCTAAAAACAGGTCATCATGCTTCTGATGAATATTTCAAGAATCAAGCAATATGGCATGATAGCGATATCCTCAAATCTTTTTTGATGGGAGCATTTGTTGGTGCGCTTTTTGCTTTCGGATATGCTTTCCTATCTCCTTCACATGCTGGGGAACTTACTCACACATGGAAGTCACCCGCGTTTAGTGGTCAGGGATACAGCGCACATGTTTTGACTATTGAGAACCAAGAGTTTTCAAGGTCGCAAGCAATTAAAGAAAAGAAAGAAGCAGCTGAACGTCAAGCAATACGAGATGCTGCAAATACGAACCTATCTAAATTTATGAAGAATGTTGAGTCTAGAATATACGCCCAACTTTCAAAACAACTAGTAGATAGTATGTTCGGAGAAGATGCTTCAACTTCCGGTACAGTTACTTTTGAGGGTACAACAATCAGTTACACCAAAAGTTCTGAAACCGTAGATTTAACGATTATGGATGCAAATGGTAGTACGACTGTTATCACTGTTCCTGTTGGCGACTTTACTTTCTAGTTGTGCGAGCATCCAACCACAGGATGCTCCTGTACCTAGTACTGCGCCGTTAGTAGATGAACTATACAACATAACACCGCCTGAACGTAAAGTTCCGGTTGCGGTGTATAAGTTCAATGACGTAACAGGACAAAGAAAATCGAGTTCATCACTTGCATTACTAAGTAGTGCAGTGACACAAGGTGGAGATATATGGTTAATCCAAGCCCTAAAGAAAGCAGGTAAGGGCGAGTGGTTTCAAGTCATAGAAAGAATGGAACTGGAAAATCTGTTAAAAGAAAGACAGATTATACGAAACACAAGAAAGAACTATGACGGAGATACGGCAGAAAAGATTAAACCCCTATTGTTTGCGGGAGTATTGCTGACAGGGGGCATAGTTGGGTATGACACCAATACAAGTACAGGTGGTATGGGGGTAAGATATCTGGGTATTGGTGTATCTGATGAATATCGTAAAGACATGGTAACAGTGGCTTTACGATTAATATCTGTACAGACAGGTGAAGTACTTTTGGCAGTCAGTTCTCAGAAAACTATTCTGAGTACAAAGTTATCTGCCACAGTTTTTAAGTTTTTAGATATGGGAACTAAATTGCTAGAGACAGAGGCTGGGATAACGGATAATGAGTCCACAACCTATGCAGTGAGGAAGGCAATCGAACAAGCAGTTATTGAAATAATCAAGGAAGGTGAACAAAAAGAATTATGGAAATTTAAAAAGGAGAAAGGAAAATGAGAACGGGCATACTTACAATACTCGCTTACTTTGTTATGTGTAGTGTGGGTTATGCGAGCGACGTATACATTACACAGTCGGGCGCAAGTCTTACTGCAAACATAAATCAAGATGGACAGACTAATAAGTTCGGTGATTCAACCACGGCAGTTACCCTCACAGGTGACAACCAGACATTGGACATTGATCAGATTGGTAACACTAACACTATCGCTGCATCTGTTGTGGGTGCAACACAGACGTTTACTCTTAAACAAGAAGGTAGTAGTAATACGTCTACCGTATCTGTTGGTGCAAACTCTGCATCTGCTGACAACAGTATTATTCAGACAATCACAGGTAGTTCAAATACGACTACTGTGAACGTGGGTAACTCTGCTGCGACTGATGATGCTGATATTGATATCGTTGCTACAGGTGACAGCAATACTATTACAGTAAATGAAAACAGTACTGCCTCACTAACTGGTGGTGACAAGAAGATTACGAACATCACAGCTATCGGTGGAAGTAATACGATTACATCAACACATACTGGTGCAGCTGACCAAGATACAACTCTTCATCATACGGGTTCATCTAGTACATTTGCGATTACTCAAGGTGGTGCTCATGATGGTACAACCTCTATAACAACAGTGGGGTCAGGTCATAATGTTACGGTTACTATGGACGATTAGTCTCATTCTTTTTAGCACCAGTGCTTATGGTGCTATTGGGAATGTGGTGAAACACAAAGGGAATGCTTCTGTAGAACGGTCAGGTGAAAAATCTGTTTTGCAAAAGGGTTCTGATATCGAGTTCAAGGACACGGTGAAAACTGGTAAAGGCGACGTTGGTATCAAGTTTGTTGACAACACCAACGTAGCAGTGAGTGCCCACAGTGCCTTGGTTATCGATGAGTTTATCTATGACCCCAACTCTAAAACTGGGTCGAAGTTGGTTATGAATATTGCACTTGGCACGGTGCGCTATGCGAGTGGTAATATTGCGAAGCTGAACAATCAGAACGTGGACATTCGGACACCGACAGCGAGGATTGGTGTGTTGGGAACTGCGTTCAGTATGACGGTGGATGAGGTTGGAAAGTCTTTGATTATCCTGCTACCCAACAAAGACGGAACAGTGGGTAAGATATCGGTGGAGACTGATGCTGGTCAGGTTATAATGAACCAAGCGTTTCAGTCAACAGTGGTTGGTACAGGCGAGAGTAATCCTAGCAAACCAGTGATACTTGATTTGACACTGGACCAAATCAATAACCTACTGATTATCAAACCACCGAAGAAGAAGATTATAGCGTTGATCAAGGATTCAAAGAGAGGTAAGAATTTACTGGACATTGATTTTCTTGAGTTTGCATCGTTGGATAAGAATGAACTAGAGGAAGACTTGTTTGAGTTTAACGAGTTGGACATTAACGATTTGGATGTGGAGTTACTAGGTAACATCCTTGACCAGATTGCTCTTGCTTTGGCTCAGTCAGAATTGATAGACGGCAGGACAAGTGGGTTCAATAAGGTAACACAAGTCAACACACTGGTTGATGGCAATACCACACGCATAATACGGAGAGTGGGTAATAGTACGATAGACTTAGATTTAATCAATGATCACGGATACACCATTAATTTAACACAGGGCGGAATACCTGTGCCGGAGATAACAACAAGAGATGAAGACGCTTCTAACATTATTACTATCTATCAGTCTGAGTAATATAGCATATGCCAATGGGGTTTATATTACACAGGCTGGTGATGATTTAACTGTAAACATATCCCAAGATGGTCGGAACAACACCATTACCAAAAACATATGGACTGTAGCATATGATTGGGAAGGTGATAATAATACGTTTGATTTGAGACAAAAAAATACAAGGAATAATTCGTCTGATTCAAATTATCAAGGATTTCATATTGATGGGGATAATAACACTGTTAGAGTTGGTCAGGGTTATGCAGATTATGGAAATCTTGCTACAGCAGCAACCCAATCTTGGAGTACAGATAATTGGGAAGGTGGTAATAATACAGCGATGGTAGATATTCATGGAGATAATAATATATTAAATATTGGACAGAGAAACGGAAGTCTAGGAAACTATAATGGTCATGATGTAACTGTATATATATATGGTGACGATAACACAGCAAGAACAGTACAGGTAGTAGATGGAGCAAAGGATTTGACCTTAACACTTATTGGGGATGACCATACAGCTTATGTAGAACAAAAAAGTACTGGTGCCCATAATGCAACAATCAGTTTGACAAATGGCACTGATCCATACTCCTTTTCACTTTCACAAAATTCTGCGACCGCTCAAAATTATTCAATGTCAGGTACTTGCTACACCGCAGGAGGGTGTTCAGTTTCAGTAACACAGGATTAATATGAAAAAGTGGATTATATCATTATTCGTCATTTTAGTATTGTGTGGATTGCGCTTTGCAGACCCGTGGTTTCTGGACATGGTGCGTCTCAAAGCACTGGACCAACACCAACGCAATCAGGAGTCAATGACTCTCTCTAACCTTGCAACAGTAGAGATTAACAATCAGACAATCAGAAAATTAGGACAGTGGCCTTGGGACAGAAACAGGGTTGCAAACAAAATTATAGAACTCTATCAGGCGGGTGCCTCTATCGTGGTTGTTCCTATTCTATTTGCAGACCCAGACAGATTTGGTAAAGATGATGCACTTGCCAGAGTACTCAAAAAGACTCCTACAGTCATAGGACAGATACCCAGCAACGATAAGAGTAATACTGGTGTGGTTCGTGGTGTTGCAACTGTTGGAGAAGATTGGCAACCGTGGGTGTACAGATATCCCGGCGTAGTTGGTCCTATTCCAAAAATTGCAGAGAGTGCCAATGCAGTTGGTATGATGGTAATCGCACCAGAGAAAGATGGTGTGACTCGTCGTATGCCTCTGGTAATTGCATCAGATGGTAAATTGTTTCCATCTATCAGTATGGAGATTTTACGCATAGCTTCTGGTGATATATCCTTTCAGATGAAGACAGGTATTGCTGGTGTGGAGAAACTACGCATACCGAAGTATAAAATGATAGACACTGATGCTAACGGTAATATCTGGTTGGACTTCAAGTGGAAGACACCTGTGTATGCGTTGCATGAGAAATTGCCTGACCTCACTGGTAAGATTGTGATATTGAGTATGACTGCATCAGGTCTAGAGAGTGTGGTATCAACACCTGTTGGCAACATACATTCGCATGACCTCATTGCTGCATCACTGGCAACCATGATGACAGGTCGAAATATCACTAGACCATTCTGGACAGACCTTGCAGAACTTGCAGCTAGTGGTGTCGGTGCGTTAATCCTTACAATTGTGGTGTTGACAATGGCATGGTATTTTGGTGCAGTGTTACTACCCATATTTCTTGTTGGATCGTTCTACGGGTCATCCTACCTCTTTACAGAATACAGTTATCTAGTAGATTGGTCCTATCCCGTCCTTACTATGTTTGTTGTGTGGGCCATCGCTGCGTTCCTACGGTTCATGGAAGAATATAAAGAGAAGATGGAAATCAAGAAACAGTTCGCAGGGTATGCTTCACCTACCGTGGTTCGTCTTCTACAGGAAAACCCTGCACTTATCAAAGATGGTATGAAGAAGGAGATCAGTATTTGCTTCTCTGACCTTCGTGGGTTCACACCCTTGGGCGAGAGTTTTGGTGATGACGTAAAGGGACTAACCCAAATTATGAATGGGTATATGGATGCAATCACACAACCTATTCTAGACTCTGATGGTATGGTTATCAAGTATATCGGTGACGCATCTATGCACATACACAATGCACCTATAGACGACGATGACCATCCAAGGAGCGCAGTGAAAACTGGACTACAGATGTTGAGTGCAGTGGAGAAGTTTAATGACAAAATCGTTTCTGAAGGCCGTCCCCCTGTGGGTATGGGTGCTGGTATCAATACCGGCCTTGGTTACCTTGGAGAGATGGGAAGTACCAAGCGTCATTGGTATGATGTTCTAGGTGATGCAGTATCGACTGCTGCTCGTATCGAATCCAAGTGTAAGGAGTATGGTTGTCTATTGCTGGTAGGAGAGTCCACCTATGACAAGACCAAGGATGACTTCTTCTATCTCAAGGTCGATGAACTTGCGGTCAAGGGTAAGACCGTGGGTATTCGTATCTATACTGTCCTGAGTGAGATGGATTGGATGATGAAGAATACCAATTGGGGTATGGCAGAAAGCCAACATGGAAGGATGCATGAGTATTATAGCAATCAACAATTTGACCATGCCATTCGTTTATGCAATGATTTGAGTGTAGAGTTTGATGGAAGAATGAGAAACTACTATACCATGTGGATTGAACGGTGTGAGTTCATGAAGACCCAACCGCTAGAAACAGATTGGAACGGTGTGTTCATAGCCACAACTAAATAAAATAATCAAAGAAATGTCTTGACAAGACTCTTTTTTTCATGTATACTGTATAGACACTCGGAAATTAAAAGAGATAAATAGAACTATGGATGTTTATTTACATACGGCCCTTGCAGTGGGCGCAATTGCAGCAGCATATTACGGTGGTCGCTGGTCTATCAATGATAAGTTAGAAACGATCATTGGATCAATGTTGGATACCCTTGAAACTGAAGGTTTTGTTGCAACGGAGTTGGATAAGGATGGTGACAAGGAACTTGTCCCCATTTCAGAATTGATTGCAAAGGCAGTCAAAGAAGCCAAAAAAACCACTTGACAAATCCTAATCAATAGTATATAGTTATATAATGAGCGGTATGCATTTATTGCCTGTGTATTATTCGACTACGAATACTCGCAAGCGCAAACAGAAAAAGAAGTCCAAGTCTGTCCTAGAGGCGGAGCGTAAACACGCAAAGTTTCTCAAGAAGATGGGTGTATCTGGCCCCAAAGAAACTAAACCTAAACGGAGTTTGGCGCAGTCTGGTAGCGCACCTGCTTTGGGAGCAGGGGGTCAGAAGTTCGAATCTTCTAACTCCGACCAATTCTATAATCCCAGTATGGCAAAGAAACCAGAGAATGTTTACACTGGTACAGAAATCATAGGTATTGGACAGATGCATAAATCTAATGCAGTACCTATTCGTAGAAAAGATGATGCTAAATCAATAGCAAACATGAGGAGATAATCATGAGAATTGAAGTGCGTAATAATAATGTTGAAAAAGCGATGAGGATTCTTAAAAAGAAACTCACAGAAGACGGGTTCTTTAATGAACTGCGAGAACGAGAATTCTACACATCGAAGGGTGAGAAGAGACGACACGAACGTGCTGCAGCTAAACGCCGACAGAAACGTAATCTTGAAAAGCGAATGGAAGAACAAGGATACTAATCCAATGGCACGCAAGAAGAAGATCACTGCTACTACAGACAACAGTGAGTGGAAAGCACCTAAGAAACGCAAACCCCGCAAACCTATGACTGATGAGCAGAAAGCAGCTGCATCAGAACGTCTTGCAAAGGCAAGAGAGGCAAGGGCAGCAAAGAACCCTGATTACGGTAAGACTAACATTCATGAGAGTTTGCGTAATCTTCCTGATGAACATCAGCTAAGTCCTGCTAGAGTTAAGAAGTGGATCAAGGTTCAACAGGATTATGCAAAGTCTGAACGTGCTGCTGTAAGACAAAAGGTCAAAGGTGCAGAAGCAAGACTTGCTAACCACGAAGGTTACGTTCGCAATATGCAAAAATACCTTCGTGATGGTGTTTGGGTGGACATGTTCTACGGAGAACAACAACAAGGTAAGATACGCAACAGGTGTGTTGCATTAGGATACTACTGGTATGGCCCACGCAAGGGCCAACCGAAACGAGACGTAGGTACTTTCTATCCTGATATGGGATGCGTCTATACACAAGAAATGCATGAAGAGGAATATGGAAATGAACGACCAAGAGACGACGCCACCGGAGAACGTGATAAAGGGTCCGTGGCCCGTAAAAAGCGGAAGAGAAGTAAAACTTCCTGATGAAGATATCATTGCCATGCAACAGAACATTCAATTCGCTGAGGAACTTACTCAGAGTTTGATGGTCCAGATGATTCATACCATGAGTGAGAATGGTATTGATGTGGGTGCGAAATCTTTTATTCGTGACATGGCAATGGTTATTTCTATGGTGAACGGTTCTATATATAGAGATATGGGAATGGCTCACATAACACAGAAGTTCATGGAAGAGTATGTTGATATTCATGATGATGATGATGATGGTTCTTATGAAACAGAAGTTGATTTCGAGACTATTGTTGAACTTGCAAATTTGATAGAGGATGACGATGACCCCGAAGTTTCATGAACCATTTAGTCCATCAATTCTAGAGACTACAGTGCCACAGAGGTTTGTTGATATTGTCAATGACGTTGCTGATGATGTTTTGTCAAGTGAAAAAAAGAGCAAACAGTGGGATTGGTCACACAAGCTTGTTGGTAAGGTGAACAAGGAGATTTTGATTCCTGTCACTGACCCCGGCGATAGGTCATTTCTATTCAAGACTATGAAACAGGGCTGTCTGGATTATCTGCTTCACATGATTGATAAGAAGAGAAACAACCCGTGGACTCGAATGTCCACTGGAACAAAACCAACCCTCGACAATATCCATCTGACTCATAGTTGGGTGGTAAGCCAGTATGCTGGTGACTTCAATCCATTGCACCATCACAACGGTGACTTCTCTGCCGGTGTTTATCTCAAGGTGCCAGAGGGTATGAATGATGAGTGGGAAGAAGATTTTCAAGATCATTATCCGGCAAAGGGATTGATAGAATATTCATTTGGTGAAAACCAACCATTTCGTGTAGATAATATAAAATTTAAACCAGAGGTAGGTAAGTTCCTTGTGTTTCCATCTTGGTTGAAGCATCTTGTGTATCCCTTCTCTGTAGAAGGTGAACGGCGCATGATGAGCTTCAATGCGACCATTATAAATAGAACGAAAGAATAATTATGATATTAGTTGACATGAACCAAATTTCAGTTGCATCCGTGATGATGCATCTGCACATGACAAAGCAGACTGCACCCGATGAGGATATGGTTCGCCATATGATTCTGAATTCCCTACGCATGTATCGTATGAGGTTCTGCGATGAGTATGGTGAACTGGTTCTATGTTATGACTCCAAACACTACTGGCGTCGGGACTATTATCCTGAGTACAAGCACAGTCGTAAGAAGGGTAGAGAAAAATCCACAAATGATTGGGATGCTATCTTCGAAGTGCTGAACGCAATCAAGGCAGAACTGAAAGAGTTCTTTCCCTACAAACATCTTGAGGTGTATGGTGCAGAGGCTGATGATATCATTGCTGCCCTATGTGGTGAGTTGGAGTTCGATAACGGTAAGACGTTGATCCTGTCAGGAGACAAGGATTTCATTCAGTTGCAGAAATTCCGTAACGTGACACAGTACAGCCCAATCACCAAGAAGTTTGTGAACGGAATTGACCCAGATATCTATCTGAGTGAGCATGTTCTAAAAGGTGACAGTAGTGACGGTATTCCAAACGTGTTATCACCAGACAATACCTTCGTGGATGGACTGCGACAGAAACCTCTGAGCAGGAAGAAAATTCAGGCTATGGTTGAGGGAGAGTTTCCTAACGATGAGGTCAAACGAAACTTTCAGAGAAACAAGAGACTGATTGACCTCAAAGAATCACCACCTGAGTTATTTTTTGATATACTGAAAGAGTACAAAGATGCACCAGATGGTGACCGTAGCAAACTACTAAATTATTTTACACAGAAGAGGTTGCGTAACCTCGTTGAATCGATAGGAGAATTCTAATGGCGATAGACACATACACACCAAGTTTTGCAGAAACTTTGTCCAAAGTTTCCAAGATAAAGACAAAGAAAGAGAAAGTTGAATTTTTGAGGCAGTATCAGACTGATGCACTTCGCATGATCTGCAAGTCGTCCTTTGACCCAAACATCGTATGGGAACTACCCGAAGGTGATGTACCATACACACCGAATGATGCACCAGAAGGAACAGAGCATACCTCATTGCAGCAAGAGGTCAGGAAATTATATCACTTCATCAAGGGTGGTAACCCTAGTTTGCATCAGAACAAACGTGAATTGATGTTTGTTCAGATGCTTGAAGCACTTCAGTCTGATGAAGCAGAACTGCTGGTTGCTGCAAAGAATAAGGAACTGCACCGTAAATATAAGGGATTGTCTGATAACGTGGTCAAAGAGGCATTTGATTGGGATGATGAATACAAACGAATCGAACCCGCTCAGTATCCACAGGCCAAGGGTATGGCATCAGGTGGTTAACTTTTTTTAAGTTTCCTTTAGAATCAATGACTTAGACGCTACGATTTTTGTTGACATATCCGAATCCGTATGGTATAGTTAGTTATACACTGAGAAAACAAAGGAAGAGACATGAACAACGAAATGACCACCCTGATTGAGAACATCAAAGCAGACTACCTCAACTGGACCACACGGTGTACTGATGCCAGAGGTCTGGACGCTTTGACGGAAACCAATAAGACGATGATCGCTGAGTTCAACGAGAAGATCACCTTCAAGGTGAACACCAAATACATCAAGGTATTTACCGAAGGTGGTAGCGTTTGGGGTTTTGTTGTCAACACCGAGAACGATAAGAAGTTTCGGAAGGGTGACATTCTGAAAGCCGCTGGTTATGCTGCTCCTGCTCGGAACAAAGCACGGGGAAACATCCTCGACGGTGGTTACACCATCAACTGGACTGGCCCCCTTTACCTCTAGGAGATTATGATGATACGGAAACCTATCACCCCCAAAAATATCATTGATCTGGACGGTCCAGATGGTAATGCGTTCTCTCTGATGGCGATTGCAAAAGGACTTGCAAGGGATGTCGGATATGCCTCTGATGAGAAGGAAATCATGTTGAAAAAAATGATGTCTGGTGATTACAAGAATCTTGTCAAGACTTTTGATGAGTATTTTGGTGGTTATGTGGTGTTAGAAACAGCGAATGAGGAATTGTTATGAAACGGATTATGACGGTTGCGATTGAAACCTTGTTTATGTTAAGCCTATTTGCGGCGGGGTGGTTTGCCCTCGTCGTATTTTAGGGGTTGACAAATCCTTCTGGATATGGTACTATAAGGCATAATCGGAAAAAAGGTTGATATGAACTACATTAATGTCATAGGTTCTACGAAGATGAAACGTGCTCTTGTTGAGAGTGCGGTTATCTTCTGCATCAGTGAGTTGATGCCTCGGATGCGAACCCTTGAGATTGAGGTCAACATCAAGAACCTCAAGAGTGAGGGTGTTGCTGGTTGGTGTTACGAAGGTGACAACAATCGGGACTTCTATATTGATGTTGATAAAAGTCTTACTGGTGGAGAGCTGTTAGAAACTGTGTGTCATGAGATGGTGCATGTCTGGCAGAGTGCCACTCGTAAGATGAAGGACATGACTCATGGTCGCAAGATGTACATGGGTAAGGTCTATGATGAAACCACCGCGTATGAGGATGAGCCTTGGGAGATTGAGGCATATGCCATGCAGGGTGATCTGTTGAAAAAGTTCGAAAAGGAATATACAAATGGGTAAGATGAATAATTGGATGATGGACATCGAAGATTTCTGTAATGGATATTCTTACGGTGGTATGAACGACTTCACCATTGATGAGGTGGTTGAGGATGTTGGGATGTACTTCAAATCTGGTGAAGCAGTCAAGTATGCTCGGCGGTATATGAAAAAACAATTGGGTGAATCATGAACGGACTTGAAGCATTTGTAATCGGAGCTGCGATTGTTGCAGGAGCTCCCAATCCACCCACTGTTCAATATGATGAGTCTGCAACCTGTCTTGCAAAGAACATGTATTATGAAGCAAGGAACCAAGGAACTGCCGGATGGATGGCGGTCACGGCGGTTGTTCTTAATCGTGTAAATGATGACAGGTTTCCTAATACAATCTGTGAGGTTGTGCAACAAGGACCAACTAGACCATCTTGGAAAGACCCCAAAGTAAAAATTCCTATCAAGCATCGATGTCAATTCTCATGGTTCTGTGACGGTAAATCAGACAAACCAAAGAGCAAGACTACATATAATAAGATGTTGAGTCTTGCTGATTCTATCTTATCAAATGAACTGCCGTTCTATGATATCACTGATGGGGCAACACACTACCATGCAGACTATGTAATGCC